TATCGAGATATTGCCACAATGATTTTTTAGGTATTTCTATATTCATTTATTCCTCTCTTTCTAATAGTTTCTTAAATTCTTGTTTATAGTCAAATCCGTATTCACTCGACAATAGACAAAAATCTTTCAACATTTTTTCTAGTAGATTTTCATCTACTTTTTTTGGCCCGCTTCCATAACAAGCATAGACTAAGGCAGTTTTATAAATTCTATCTGTTTCAGTTCGCATTTATTCCTCGCTTTCTATAAAATTCTAATATTCTTCGATATATTGGCCATGTTCCGCCCATTCCCAAATACGATTGAACTTTTTTAAAAAAATTAATAAATCCTTATTTTTAATCGGATTATCTAATAATTTAAAATAAAGTTCTTCCGCACAACCTTTGGGCAGTTTATGTTTAATACGCCATTTCTTATATATCTTAATAAGCCATTGCATATTTTTTGATCTCCGCCACCAATCGCACTCAATACATAAATAATTATTTATTTTATCGCATTCGCAACTCATCTCTTGCCCTCGCTTTCTTTCTTATATCTCTTAATAAGTTTATAAGATATATAAACAAAAAGAATTATTAAAATAATATCTAAGCCTGTTGTTCCTTGCATTTTAGATAAACTCCCTGAAATCTGGAGCAATAATTCCATATCCGCCCCAGTCTTTATGAATTGGTTTGTCTTTGCTGAAATCCTCAAAGAATTTTAGAGCATATCCTCGAGCATCACTATTAAAAAACATATTAAAAGTATTTGTATTTAATAACTTAGCTACTTTAGAAAGTATTTTTTCACTCTCTTTGTCAATATCTCCCTCAAATACTCCATTACAATAATCGAGGGCCAGCTTGTGAGCCTTATTCTCTAATCTGAATAATTGCTTACAAAGTTTAACGCTATCTACATCAAGATTGAATATAGATTTTAGATTATCACCATGTTTTTCAATTCTTTGGTACATGATGTATTTGTCTTGTTTATTCATTGTTATTTCTCTCATTCTCTCAAGCTATAAGCTCAAGTAATAGCCCTATTGAAAGAGCTATTATTTGAACTTAATTATTTATGATTACTACTTCCGAGCTATTAACTCTATTATTAAGAGCATGGAATTGAGCAAATAACTTATGTACTTGATCTGTATATGAGTTATATTTCTCGTTCCCGTAGTTCTTTAAATAGTAAGCATATTCTCTTTGAAGAGCTTGTCTTATCCATTTAACTTGATGATTGTCTAATTTTATTCTCATTTTGTTATTTCTCTCTTTCAAGTAAAAATTTATTAAATAATGAAATCTATGTCAATAAAAAAATGGTCAATTATGTCGCACCTAATTAATTCAATTCAAGCTATTGGTTGGCGTGGGTAGATCTTTTATTAGAGATATAGAAAGAACTATAAAAATAGGCCTTGTTAGTTCATTGCCAAATATTACAAATTACTACATAAAAGAATATATAAATAGATTAATCATATATAGAAGTAATAGAGATATAGTATAAAAGATATTTAAGTATTTAATCCAGATCTTGAGAAAGTTATTGATATTGTTTTAAAATAATATAGGTTATATATCATAATCAAATATAGACATAAAACCTATATAAGATTATCAAAGAAGCCCTATATATTCCCTCAATATAGCTAAAATATAGTTAAATATAACCCTAGTTCTTATAATAGCTATTATGCAACAAGCACAAACTACGAACAGATAGGGCAGCAACCCCCACGCCACAGATATTTATATATATACTACCCAATTCAACACAAAACCAACTCTCTACGGCTTTTGGTTTCCAAACATAATAAAGGGTTTTAAAATAGGGGGGTAGTAATTCTCTACGGATTTTGGTAAAAGGGTATCACAGACTCATTAAAATGGATTTTTGGGGGTATTTTGAAACGATATAATAGTCACCAGGTCTTTAACTGGAATCACGAAGAACAAATCAAGTACCGAAGGTGTTATATTTGCGATCAATATGGTAGTTTTGGTATCAACGACAAAGGAGCATACTATTTTGTATGTGGAAAACATTATGAAAAAAAAGAAAACAGCAAAGAAAACAGAAAAGAAGAAAACAATTTTGAACTATTTTGAGGATGTAGCCCTCAGACAATCAACCTCTGATACCAAAGGAAGAGGCCAGGTCAAAGGAAGAGATATAGACCGAATTAATGATTATCTAGATTCCAAGTGAAAAAAATAACAATCCCGTATAAGCCTCGTGAACTGCAGCAGCAGATTCATCAGGGGATGCAAAGATTTAATGTTTTAGTCTGTCATCGAAGATTTGGAAAGACAGTTCTCACCATTAATGAGTTAATCAAGAAGTGCTTACAAAATCCACTTCCAAGACCTCGATATTATTATATTGCTCCTACGTACAGTATGGCCAAAAGAATCGCTTGGGATTATCTCAAGTATTATACCTCTGTCTTACCGAATATGGAGTACCACGAGACCGAATTAAGAGCCGATTTACCGAATGGGGGAAGAATCCAGTTATTAGGTTGCGAAAGACCGAATACCTTGAAAGGACTCTATATCGATGGTGTTATACTAGACGAGGTGGCCCAAATGCCACCGAAGATCTGGACTGAAGTGATTAGACCTGCCTTATCCGATAGAGAAGGTTGGATGATTGCTATCGGTACACCCACTGGACATAATGCTTTTTACCAGTTATACGATCATGGTAAACATACCGAAGGGTGGTTTACTGGTCTTTACAAAGCCTCTGAGACAGGAATTATTAATCCTTCGGAACTAGAAGAAGCGAAGAAGATGATGCCACCAGAGATCTATGAGGCAGAATATGAATGTAGTTTTGAATCTAATGCCATAGGAGCGATTTACTCTCAAGGATTAGCAAAATGTGATGATGAAAGTAGAGTAACCAAGATTCCCTATGATAGCACTTTACCTGTTGATACTTTTTGGGATTTGGGGATGGCTGATAAAACAGCAATTTGGTTCGTTCAACAGAAGGGCCATGCGATACACGTTATTGACTATTTTGAGGACTCAGGAGAGAGTCTAGAATATTATGCAACAATTATCAGAGACAAGGGATATAGCTACGATACCCATTATTTCCCTCACGATGCCTCTGTGAGAGAACTGGGAACAGGTAAATCAAGATTAGAGATTGCTCAATCACTCGGACTGACCACCTCTGTTGTACCGAAAATGTCGGTGGATGACGGAATTAATGCAGTACGTATGATATTATCTAGATGTTACTTTAATTACGAAACAACAAAAGATGGATTAGATGCCTTGAGACAATATCGATGGGCAACAAACGATAAAGGTGAAACAAAAAACAGACCGCAACACGATTGGACATCTCACGCAGCAGATGCTTTTCGTTATATGGCAGTCGGTTTAAACGAAACAAAACAATGGAGCAGAAAGATCGAATATAAATCTATAGGAATTGTATAATGGATGAATTTAAATTAAAAGCGATGATCTCCCAAGAGATCGATAACTCTTTGGGATATTATGGTGGCAAACTTACTGAACAAAGAAGAAAGTTTTTAGAATATTACTTAGGTGAACCTTATGGGAATGAAGTCGAAGGTCGCTCTCAAGTTACTTCTCAAGACACCTTAGAAGTTGTTGAAAGTGTATTGCCTTCTTTAATGAGAATTTTTACTGCGGGTGAATCGATTGTGGAGTTTACTCCTGTCGGCCCTGAGGATATCGAGACTGCGGAACAAGCTACCGATTATTGTAACCATATCTTGATGAAAGATAATCCTGGTTTTATGACATTGCATACTTGGTTCAAAGATGCACTGATTCAAAAAAATGGTTTTATCAAAGTCTTTTGGAATGAAGCTATTGAAGAGAAAAAAGAAACATACGAAAATTTAACAGAGATCGAATATCAATCTCTTTTGGCGAATGATGAAGTAGAGTTAATTTCCAAAACAGAAAACATCATGGAAGAAGAAGTTATGGATGAGATGGGCAACCCCCAACTCTCTCAACAGATATTCTATGATTGTGAAGTTAAGAGAAAAAAGACTGTCGGTAAAGTTCAAATCGAAAACGTACCACCCGAAGAGATGCTTATCTCAAGAGAAGCAAAAGATTTACAAACAGCAGACTTCATTGCTCATCGTGTCACCAAGACAAGATCACAATTAGTGAGAGAAGGTTTTGATCGTGATGTGATTATGTCCTTACCTGCGTTTGATGAACAAGTTTATAACGAAGAAAAAACAACCAGAAGAATTTATGACGACCAAGCTCCTTATGAACAGAGTAGTGCCGATCCGACAATGGAAGAAGTCATGGTGACGGAATGTTATATGCGAGTAGATTCGGATGATGACGGAGTCGCTGAGTTAAGAAAGATTACAGTGGCTGGTCAAGGTTATGAGATTTTAGATAACGAAGAAATCGACCACGTTCCTTTTGCAACTCTCACTCCAATCCCCATGCCACATCGATTCTTTGGTTTATCTCTTACTGATTTAACAGCAGATTTACAGTTAATTAAAACCACAGTGTTAAGACAAACACTCGACAATATGTACTTACAAAATAATGCACGTACTATTGTGA